TCGGCAACATCGTTCGCGGGCTGCAGGTGTACGGCTACAAGGTTGTGAAACCGGAAGCTCTGTCGCAAGCCGTCGTCCAGTTCGCATAAGGAGGGACAACAATGGTTGCCTACACTGACTCCCTCGGGTTCTATAAGAACTCGATTGGCCTCAACTCCAACTACACCAACCGCGTCAGCGTGGTCGAGATCGACATCGACTTCCGCAAGATCGCTGCTGCACGTCTGGCTGCTGGTGCTACCGCACTGGCTGCCACCGACACGCTGGTTATCGGCACGCTCCCCAAGGGCTCCTACGTGGTCGCTGCTGCGCTCACGCTGGTTCGCGCGGAAGGAGCTTCGGCTACCATCGACGTCGGTGTGTCTGGCTCGGCCACTCTGTGGGCCAACAGCTTCGATCTGAACGCGGCCGTCGGTACGACGGTTGGCGTGACGAACGGCGCTCGGTACCAGACCGCGGACACCGAAATCCTGATGACGATCGACACGAACAGCACTGACGTTGCACGCGTCAAGATTGCTCTGGCGACTGTCAACATGGGTGCCGATCTCGGCGCGATCCCGTCGGCCTAATGGTAGGGGCTTCGGCCCCTACCTCCAACTCAGGAGGATAAGATGGGTGTTTACAGTGGCATTGCGCAGGACAACGTCACGATCACGAGCGGCAACGCTACGCTGACGACGCTGACCGTTACTGGTGCGTCTACGCTGCAGTCGGTCCGTAGCACGGCTGATATCCCGGTCACCAAGACCGCGGACTTCACTGTCGCTGCGACGGAGAACATGCTGATCAACAACAAGTCGGGTTCGGCTTGCGTTGTGACGCTCCCGGCTGCTGCGTCGTGGGCCGGTCGGCGGATCGTGATCAAGACTGTCCAAGCGCAGGCCGTCAACTCGGCGTCGTCGAACGTCATCCCTCGCGCCGGTGGCGCTGCGGGTACTGCGATCGTGACCGGCACCGCTGGTAACTGGGCTGAACTTGTCAGCGACGGTACCAACTGGGTCCTGATGGCCGGTTCGTAACAACGGTGGGGCCCTTCGGGGCCCCGCTCCTACTCAGAGGATAGACCATGCCCGGCAAGCGCATTTCGGAACTCACGGCCCTGACCGGCGCCAACAGCGCCAGCACCGACGACGTCGTGATCTTCGACACGAGCGAGAGCACCACCAAGCGCATCACGCGGGCACAACTTGCTATCGGGATGCAGGCCGATACGCAGACCCTGACCAATAAGACGATCGACAGCGCCAGCAACACGCTGGTGGTCAACTACAAAGAGGCCCGGGTCGAGACCTCGGACGCCTCTCGATCCCATGTCTTCACCACCGTCGCAGCCCTGTTGGCGGACACCGGGACCTATACTCTGTTCACCGCGAACGACTACGTCCGCGTAGAGGACGGAGGGTTTGTTTATAGGGTTGCAGCGAGTGGTGCTTCGGATCAGCACGTTACGACTGCTGGTGGTGTGAAGCTGTATGTGCTACCCGGAGAAAAGGGTTACAATGTTAAAGCCTTTGGTGTGGTTGGCAACGGTATTGCCGACGATGGCCCCACACTCAACGCTGTCATGTCCGTTATCAGTGTGAGCGGGGGCGGTAGACTTTGGTTTCCAATAGGAACTTACAATATCGACACGGCACTAGTGCTTCAACCAAGTGTCCACCTAAACCTCCCGGCTGGGGTTGTTCTTGACGTCGCTTCTCTTGCTGGTGGCACTGCTATGCGGGCACAAGGGACTGTTGGCTCCGCTGTCTCGTTGACCGCAAACGCTTCTAGAACCAATCTAAGTGTGTCTGTCGCGGCTGGGTCAGAGTCAGGGTTTTCTGTAGGTGACTATGTTTTGATTTATTCTGAACGCCAGCCTGATACATCCGCTCAAAAAGACGGCGAGTTCCAGATCGTTAAAGCTACGAGCAGCGGTTCAATTACGCTGCAAGACGGACTGTGGGGCGACTACACGACAGCAAACACTGCGTCTATTCGTAAGTTGAATCCTGTCTCAAATATTCGAATCTTTGGCGGGGGTAAAATTCGCGGGTCTGGGACAAACGATAAGTTGTTGACATTCTACCGCTGCAATGATGTTCATGTTGACGGTATCATTTTTGAGGACGGCGACCTTGAGGCTCTGACGTTCCAGAGCGCCCTCAATTTTTCTGCGACAAACTGCTCCTTCTACCGTTCGAATAATACAGGGACTGGTTACGGCGTAGCCATCTTTGACGGAAGCCAGTGGGGACACATAGTCGGTAACAAGTTTATAGACTGCCGTCACGGTGTAAGCGGAGGTGGAAATGTTGGTGGATACGGTCTGAATCGTTTTATCAATATCGTTGGTAACAACGCCTACGGAGGCTTGGACAGTGGTTACGATGGTCACAGCCCTTGCCAATATTGGAATTTCGTTGGGAATACCGCAACAGCCGAGAACGGTACGAACTCCGACGGCATTACGTGGCAGGGCCTTGATGTTGTTATCTCTGACAACACTCTAATTGGATGCAAGAATTATGGCATCCTTTTGGAACCTAGACGCCCTGAGGATCAGACTGGACTTGCAGTTAGAGGTAACGTTATCCGCGATAGCGGCCTCTTCGGAATCTACCTCATACCTGTCGGGACCGCTGGCACAATTAGCGGTGTAGATATCGTAGGAAACACAATTCTGAATGCGGCTAACCACGGTGTGCTTGCTCGGTCTAACACAGCAAATCGCGCAATCAACGGTCTGAATATCGCTAATAACACGGTTATTTCATCCGCACAACGTGGGGTTTACGTGTTGTCGGAGGCCGCTACAATTTCAGCAGTAAACGTGTCAGGTAACACAATCCACGGAAGCGGTGCAGAGGGTATTTACGTTTACGCTAACACAGCAGACATCGTCAACTGTGGGGTTCGTGACAACAGCATCACGATGACCACCGCGACAGATACCATCGGTGTCCAGACAGGGGCAACAGGCAATTTCTCGCAACTCACAATTACGGGCAATGTTGGAGGTGGCGGGACGCATGGTGTTCGTAAATTCACAGGCTCTGGGACTTACACCAATGTGTGGGTTTCTGACAACGCCCTAACTGGATCGACAGCCCGCATCCGTGGATTCAGTGAAGCAGAGTTTGGAGAAAACCAAGGATATGTCCTGTTTGCCTCGTCTACTTACGACCCAGCATCTCTTATAGACGGGGCTGGAGTAGAGACTGACATAACGGTCACGGGCGCTGCGTTGGGGGATTACGTAGATCAAGTGTCGTTCTCTGTCGATACACAAGGCATAATGCTTGATGCTCAAGTCACTGCGTTAAACACGGTGACGGTTCGCTTCCAAAACGAGACAGGAAGCATAATTGACTTGGCCAGTGGGACGATCCGTGTACGTGTAAGAAAACAACCGAATCCCTAATCCCACCTATTCGCAGGCTACATAAATGCCAATGACAACTAACAACGTACAACAGCTGACTAGGAAGAAGATCATGCCCCTCAAGCAAGGCTACGGAAAGAAGACGATCTCCGCCCCCACCATCTAAAGGACCCCCGACATGCCTACCAACCTGACCACCCAGAAGATCAAGGACACCTTCACTCAGGTGCTGCACGTCGACGGCGGGCCGGAGGCTGCGGAGAAGACTGTCTACAGTGGGACTGGCACGGCGACTGCGCTCAAGGTAGGGACGACGTCTGCCTCGGTGGACAACATCCAGCTTGACGGCAACACCATCGCGACGACCGACACGAACGGCAACCTCATCCTCAGCCCCAACGGCACGGGGTCGGTCAGCATGTCCAAGGTCGCCATCACGGGCGGCACCATCACCGGCATCACAGACCTCGCCGTCGCTGACGGCGGCACGGGGGCGTCGGACGCCTCGGGCGCACGGTCTAACCTTGGCCTTGGCAGCATCGCTACGCAGGCGTCCAACAACGTGAACATCACGGGCGGGACGATCTCGGGGGTGACTTTCTCCGGGTCCTTCTCCGGCATGACGCTCGTCGAGGCGACGACGCTGGCCACCAGCGCCGCGGCAGCGGGGGTTAACCTCAACGGCAACACGTTGGCCGCCGACGGCACCGACACCAACATCGACATCAACATCACGCCCAAGGGTACGGGCGAGGTGAACATTACCAACGTCGACATCCTCAGTGGGAAGGTGCCCTTCAGCACGGTCACCGGCCGGGCCTTCGCCTCCTTCTCCGACATCACTGACCAGACGGGCAGCACCTCTGCTGCGACCGCGGTTAAGTTCGGCACCACTGAGATCAGCGGTGCGGGCATCACCATGGTTACCGACGGGACCAACCTGACGCGCCTGACCTTCGCTGCGGCGGGGACCTACATGGTCGCTCCGAACCTGCAGCTTGCCAACTCCGACACCGCCGACCATGACGCCACCATCTGGCTGGCACTCAACGGCACGAACATCGACAGGTCTGCTACCAAGGTCACGGTGCCCAAGGCGACGGATGGCGGCAACACCTTCTTCCAGATCATCTTCTACCTCACGGTGACGGCAGGACAGTACGTTCAAGTCCTGTGGCTTCCGGAGAACACCGCTGTTACCATCGACCACACTGCCGCTGGGGCAATCGCCCCCGCCATCCCGTCCGCCATCATCATCGCCGAGAGGATCGCGTAATGGCTAAGGACCCTCGCCTCGAACGTGCCGGTGTCGCCGGGTACAACAAGCCCAAGCGCACGCCGAGTCACCCCACCAAGAGCCATGTCGTCGTCGCCAAGAGCGGCGATCAGGTCAAGACCATTCGGTTTGGCCAGCAGGGTGTCAGTGGGTCGCCCAAGAAGGAGGGCGAGTCGGAGTCCTACAAGAACCGCCGCGAGAGCTTCAAGGCTCGGCACGCTTCCAACATCGCTAAGGGCAAGATGTCCGCGGCGTTTTGGGCGGACAAGGTGAAGTGGTGATGGCCAAGGCACCGTGGGAAAAGCCCAACCCGAAGGGCAAGTCTACACCGCTGACACCTGCACAGAAGGCCAAGGCTAAGGCTGCGGCGAAGAAGGCAGGGCGTCCCTACCCCAATCTCGTCGATAACCTCAATGCTGCACGGAGGAAGTGATGCCACTGAACGCCAAGGGTAAGAAGATCAAGGCCGCCATGCAGAAGGAGTATGGCAAGGAGAAGGGGGAGCGTGTGTTCTACGCTTCTGAGAACAAGGGCACCATCAAGGGTGTCACGAAGAAGGGTAAAAAATGACGAAGTACCTGCGCAACAAGAACGACGGGTTCATCTACGGGTGGCACCCGATCCTCGCGGCGAATCCTCTGTGTGAGGAAGTGACCGAGGAGGAAGCATTCCCGGAGCGGTTCGTCACTCCCGTCGTGGAGAGAGCACGGCGCCGTGCGAAGCGCATCGAGATTACCGAGGATGACATCCCGGAAGAGCCTGTGTATACTTCGCCGGAACTGTCGGCCGACGCATCAAGGAACTTGCCTGAATGACGCCATCGGATGTCATCGCTGAAGTCCGCAGACTCGTGCAGGACCAGTCTATTCCGTATCGCTATAGCGATGCGGTTCTGCTTGGCTATGTGAACCAGACGCTGAAGCGCATGGCTATCCTGCGCCCGGACCTGTTCACCGAGATTACGGACATCACGACGACGGCGGACACTGCAGCGCAAACCCTGCCTGCCGATGCCATCAGACTGGTGGACATCTTCCAAGTGAAGAATGGCAACGCCATCACTGAGGTCGACCGCGAGACGATGAACCGGAACTACCCCGGTTGGATGGCTGAGGCGTCGGGCACGCCGGTCAACTTTATGCGGCACGTCAAGAACCCTGATCGCTACTTCCTCTACCCCCGCCCCGCAGCGGGGGTTGTTCTCGTCGGGGAGTATGCCAAGGCGCCGATAAACTACGCGCTGGGCGCGTCGATCAGTGTGATCTCGGATACCTACTTCCCCGCCATCGTGGATGGCACGGTGTATCTGGCGGAGTCGATCGACGACGAGCATGTCCAGTCCGGCCGGGCTAAGCTGTTCTACGACAGCTTCGTGCAGCAGCTGGGTGCGGGGCTGCAGAGCCGCAAGATTACGGACACCAAGAACGCGGGGATGGATAAGGGCGAGGTGATCTGATGCCGACCAGAGCTTTCACGGACTTGCTGTCTCGGGTGTCGCCCAACGTGCCGGGCTGCCCGCAGCCCCTGATGATCCAGACGATCCGCGAGGCAGCGGTGCGGGTCTGCGAGCGCACGCTCGCTTGGCGCTACACCCAGCCGGTGTACAACATCGTACCGGGGGTGCACGAGTACACCTACACCAAGCCTGTGGACTCCGAGGTCCATGTCCTGTTCGGGGCGCATGTCAACGACTACCCGCTGGAAGTGCTGACACTGGAGCAGGCACTGTACCAGTACCCTGAGTGGGCCGATCTCTACAGCGGCGAGTCTCCCTCGGTGGTCTGGAGCATGACGCCCTCGGGGGCGTACAACGGGTTCGACTACAACGACGGGCTGTTCAACGACAACGTCGCCTATGTTCCGCCGGAGGCTGCAGTGGCCAAGGCGTCGGAGCCGCGGTCTGTGACCCAACTCACTCCGGACAAGTACATCATCCTGCCGCTGCCTGATGCGGCTGCTACCTATGCACTGCGCATGTTCTACGCGCTGAAGCCGTCGCGCACTGCCACCGGTATGGAAGCGGCGGTCATGACTGACCTTGAGGACGCCATCGTCCACAACGCGTTGCAGCAGTTGCTGGTTATGCCACAGGTCGCATGGACCGACCGGGAGCTTGCCTCCTACCATGCCAAGCAGTTCCTCTACGAAGTCACCAACCGCCGGGCCCGGGCTAACCTCGGGGCTATGCGCGGCACCATGGTGGCCAGCGCCCCTAAATTTGCGTGAGGTGAGCCGTGGGAATTAAGATCGCCAACAACGCCAGCACGACCATCCAAGCGGCGGTCTTCGCCACGGACACCGTGGTGACGGTAACAGGTGGCAGCGGGTCGCTTTTCCCCACGCTGGGAGTGGGCGACTACTTCTACGGCACGCTGGTCAGCACCGCTGGCGGCATCGAGATCGTCAAGGTCACGGCCCGGTCGGGCGATAACATGACCATCGAGCGGGCGCAGGAGGGCACCGTCGCGCTGCCTTTTCCGGTGCACAGTCGGTTCGAACTGCGGGTGACCGCGGCTAACTTGCAGGCTTACATCGACAGCCTCGACTTCCTTTTCCTGTGAGGTTCCCATGCCGGTCATCCTGAAGAACAACGCCTCTAGCTCACTGGCTGCGGCGATCACCGCTGCCGATACTGGCATCGTCGTGCGCAACGGGAACCTCTTCCCAGCGCTGGCGGCGGGTGAGTACTTCTACGCCACACTGGCGGGGGTCGACGGGTCCAAGGAGATCGTCAAGGTCACTGCCCGGTCCGGGCACGGGATGTCCGTGGTGCGGGCACAAGAGGACACGATGGCTCTCCCCTTCCCGGTCGACAGCCGGGTTGAGTTGCGGGTCACCGCCGCGTCGATCACTGACCTCGTGGATGAGCATGACCAAGCCTCGGAGATCAGCATCGCTGACGCTGGCAACTACTACACCGGCACCAGCACTGAGGCAGCGCTGCAGGAGGTGGGGGCTATCCTTGCCACGGTCCCGGTTAACCGGGGCGGCACTGGGGCGACGACGGCCGACGGCGCGTTGGTTAACCTGAGTGCGCAGAAGAAGTTCGCCCAAGTCCGCAAGGACGTGGCCACCCTGCTGGCCGACACCACCATCACTTACACCGCCGGTACGGTTAACACCGTCTCCACGGGCGACGTCGTGCAGACGGCAACGGAAGGGTTCAGCTACAGCGTGGCTGCCTCGGGGGCAACCAACCACCACGTGGCCACGGCAGGTGGGGTGAAACTTTATGTAGTCAACGCAGGAAAAGGGGCCAGTGTTGATGCTCTTGGTGCGTTGGGGAACGGGACTTCAAACGACAGTTCGGCCTTTTCTACTGCCGCTACAGTCGGTGGCGTCTGGACCCTGAGAGACAGCGCCAATTATCGTGTGGCGAACGTAGCGCTTAACCTAAATGGGACAGGTCTTGTTTGCGACGGTATTTGCTCTATCACCAAAAACGCAAACGGGTCTATCTTTACTGGCTCAGGCTCTGACCTAAGTTTCGTCGGTATTTCCTTTAGAGGCGGTCCTACTGCAGCCTCTGGTCTGACTGGTGATAGCCTAAGTTTTACGGGCGACCGCATTACCTTCACCCGCTGCGGCTCTCGGTGGGCTGCTGGCCGCGCTCTGAAAGCGACCGGCGGTCCTATAAACATATTCTCTCCGTCCGATATCTGGCAGACGGACGACAGTACTTCGACAGGTTACGACATTGAGATTGGTGTCTCAGGCACTGCAACTCTGTACCACCAACTTCATGGCATTCGCTCTTCTCAGGCTACTGGCGGTATACTTCTAGTTGACACAGGCTCCCACACTCTTTCAGGCGGGCAGTTTGGCAAACTAACTATCCGAGCCGGGACAAGACCCGGGGGTGTCAACGGTGGTATGACTGTGGGTTGTCGTATCCTAGGTGACGTTATTGTTGAACAGTCTACCTCTGTTTTTACGGGCAACCAGTTCTCTACTCAGACAATCACCTTTACGGTTGGTACCTCTCAACATAGCCTAGATACGTCAAACGCCCTCAACAGCGCAACCATTGTTAACAATGGAAACTCAAACGCACCCATTATAAAAAGTGTTGGGACAGGCTCCCCTAGCGGTGTTGTGCTTCAGTACGGGCCCGACTCGTTCAACTCTACTGTTCGGTATTCAAGCGATGAGATATACTTCACGGATGCCTCCTTGTTCCTACCGAACAACAAGGCACTTCGTTTTATAGACTCGGCGGGTACGTCCCATAACGGCGTGACCTTGAGTTCAGGCGACGACTGGACTTTCGGTGCTGACACCGGGGCAAACTTCACAAACATCAATTCTGGCTCTGTCGGTATTTTTATGGCAGTTGCCGGTACTAACATCTACCAGTTCTACTCTGGTGGTATGCGCCCCGGTACGGACAACGCAGTAGACCTTGGCACGGCAGCAGCAAGAGTCCGGGCAACTTACTCTAGGGAAATCCGCCCCGGAGACGGCACTCCGATTTGGACCAGCGGCACGGGCACCCCGGAGGGGGCTGTGACAGCACCTGTCGGTTCCTTGTTCACGCGCACTGACGGCGGCGCGGGTACGACACTCTATGTGAAGCAGAGTGGTACGGGGAACACGGGGTGGGTCGGAAAGTGATATTTGACAGACACCCCTCAACCCTAACCCCTTCCGACCCCACCTTCTAAGGGACCCGACATGGCCGACGATCAGCGCTTCGACCGCATAGAGAAAAACCTCGACAAGCTCGGGGACAAGATTGATGAGTTGACCAAGGTCGTGACGGCCATGGCCCGGATCGAGGAGCGCATGGTGACGCTGTTCAAACGGATGGATAGATACGACGAGGCGCAGGCTGACATCGACGAGCGGCTCGCTGAGGTGGAGAGGACCTCCACCAAACGCGGGGTTGTTTACCAGTTTGCAGACAAGGGCTTCTGGCTTATTGTGGGCGCTGGCCTGACCTACATCGTGAAGACAACTGGAGGCTGACATGCCTGTCGTACTCAAGAACAACGCCCGTACTGTCACGCGGCAAGACCTGACAGCTGTGGCCTCGACCATCGTCGTGGCTGATGGTAGCGTCTTCCCGACGCTGGGCGCTGGTGAGTACTTCTATCTGACGCTGATGCGGCCGGACACGGCGACTGAGATCGTCAAGGTTCTGGCTGTGGTGGATAACAGCCTCACGGTTACCCGGGCGCAGGAGGGCACCGCCGCCCGTGAGTTCCCCACGGGGTCTTTCGTTGAGGCCCGAGTGACGGCAGCCAGCGTGCTGGAGGCCGCGAGTGATGCGGTCGATGCACTGACACTGGGCGATCTGGGTATCACGGCCACAGCTTCTGAGATCAACGTCCTTGACGGGATTACGGCCACCACCCCGACGCTCAACGCCGCGGTCACTAACTCCACGCAGACTCGGGACACCGTCGCCCTCCTGCTGGCTGACACCACTCTCACTTACACCGCTGGCCAACCCGGCTCCGTCACCGCCGGTCAGTACGTCCGCACCCGGTCCGAAGGGTTCGCCTACACGGTTGCAGCTTCGGGCGCATCTGACCACCACGTCACTACGGCGGGCGGGGTGAAGTTGTACCTTTCCGACTTGTCGGACATAGATGTACGCGCTTTTGGGCCGCCCACCACAGGCAGCGCATCGCTCCAACTGCAAGCGGCCCTTAACCTCTGGTATAATCGCCTCCGCGTCGGTGGGTCTGATCGGCCTGTTGTGCTGCGTATTGTAGGAAAGTACACAGTAGCTACTGGCTTGGCTCTGACGCTTTCTGCGAATACAGTTGCTCACGGCGTCATTGACATGACGGGTGGGAGTATTGTTTCCACGTTGACTTCCGGCACTGTGTTCAAACTTTCGGCACGGGCAGTCAATCGGAAGATCGACTTGGTGAGTTTCAACATACAAGGATCAGGGTCGGAGGATGTTGTTCTGGAAATCGACGGAGGTGACGCAAATGCTTCACCTGCTGCGTTTCTTTATGGCGTAAACCTCGTCCGTCCTAAAATTGAAGGCTTTTCAAAAATTGGGATCGACTGGTACAATAACGCCTTTGAGTCAACTATTGACGACCCATTCCTAGCCTGTACTTCGACAGCAGCAGGGTCTTATTGCCTACGCTTTAGAAGCAATGTGGGTGGCGCTACATCTGGTGTAGTCTCCTCTATTGTTATTCGGGGTGGTTCTTTTCGTGGGGGTATTAATAACCTTTACGTTCCCGGAAGTGCCGACATCAAGTGCTTTGGATCAACCTTCCTTGAGGCGGGAGAAGAGTGCGTCCGTGAGGATAACGCTGTTTCAAGCGTCTATAGCGGGGTGCATATCGAGAACGCTTGGGAGAACGGCGGCGGTGGTACTTACATGGCCGGGATCAGGGGCGACAACGCGGTAACCATTCATGGGGCTTATTTTACGTCAAACAATGGAAACCATAACACTGGGGTGAGGGCTTTTGTTGCTGGGACGGGTGCTGACGTTAATGGCATCCGATTTACAGGTGGGGTTACTACCGCTGTATACATAGCGAACAACTCTGACAACGGGTCCGAGGCTAAACTAAGCGGGCTTAGGCGCAGCACGGTAAAAACCGCATCTGGTGTGACGGAGCGCATCGTCAGTTTCGGCGGCCGGAAAAAAGTCAGAACCGTTGATCCCGCCACTGGCGCTCAGGACTTGAACGTCGATCTTTATAACATGTTTGAGTTTACCCTGACGGGGAACATTACCATCAACGCTCCGACAGGGATGTTCCGTGGTGACGAGATCATCATTCGTCTGACACAGGGCGGTTCGGGCAGCTACACAGTAACTTGGAACGGTGTTTTCATTCGCAGTCTAGCTCTTGGTTCGGCTGTCGGGGCGCGAGCGATATACCACTTCTACTGGACGGGCGGCGCGTGGCTTCCGATAGCTGAAACGGCTTCGTGACAATGACCCTAACCCCCTTCACCCGCACCTCTACGCAGGACCCAGCCAATGAAGCAGCACCTCGACCGTAGTCTCAAGAACCTAGTCGGTGTCCACCCGGACCTGATCCGGGTGCTTGACCGTGCGCTGCAGATAAGCCCGACGATGTTCGTCGTGACCGAGGGTCTCCGCACGCTGGAGCGGCAGAGGGAACTGGTGCGCATCAAGGCGTCCAAGACGCTGGCGTCTCGGCATCTCAAGCAGGCCGATGGCTACGGCCACGCCATTGACTTCTACGCCTATGTCGACGTCAACCGGGACGGCAAGGTGTCGTTCGAAGAGATGTCCAACGTGCGCCTGATGATCCCTATCGCCGAAGCCATCAAGGCTGCGGCAGCCCAAGAGAAAGTCGCTGTGACGTGGGGCGGCGACTGGCGGAAGTTCCGCGACTATGTACACTTCGAGTTGGACCGAAAGGTTTACACCGGAAATTAAGAGGCCCATCGTGAAAACCTGCGGCAGATGTAAACAGCCTAAACCCGAAACCGATTTTCATCGGTCGGCGTCCCACAAAAGTGGGCTGCAAAGCAGCTGCAAGAAGTGCAAGGCCGAAGAAAGCATCGCTAGGTATCATGCCAAGCTGGCAGACGACCCAGAATACGCCAAGAAGAAAAAAGAGTATGACGCTAAGCGGCGCGTTTTCGCGTCTGAAAAACTTCGAGAGTACGACAGGCTGCGCGCCCATCAACCGAGCAGGAGATTGCTCACCGCAGAAGGCGTTAAGCGCCGCAGGGCAACACTGAAGGTAGCCACGCCGCCGTGGTTGTCCAAAGCAGACCGCAAGGATATGTTGCGACTGTCTGCTTTGGCAAAGTCGTGGAGCGAGAAGTGGGGCGTCTCGTACCATACCGACCACATAGTACCGCTCCACGGGAAAGATGTGTGCGGACTTCATGTTCCGTGGAATTTGCAAATACTTGCCGCGCCCTTGAACCAAACCAAATCGAACAAAACCAACCGCCGGGCCTATCCCGGCAACTGAGGAGAAGACCATGACTGGTGAACAGATTGCAGGCGTCGTTCGCGCCGTTGTCGCCGCCCTCGGCGGATACTTCGTTGGGCAGGGTGTCACTGACGCCGAGACTGTTGCGACCGTTGGTGGTGCTGCAGCTACGCTGGCTGCTGCCCTGTGGTCGATCTACGCCAAGCGCGCCAAAGAATGATCTGGCGGGCGTTCTTCTCGGCGCTCCTGCGCCCTATCCTTAGCGCCGTCGCACTGGCAGCAAGTTGGTTTGGTGGCAGAAAAGCTGCCGCGACTGACATCAAACTGGCCACTACCGAGCGAACCCTGCGGGTTGTCCGGCGCACAGAGGAAATCGAGAATGAAGTTCAGGCTTTGGATCGTGACACTCTCAAGTCTCGTAGCCGTCGCTGGGTGCGTGGCGCCAACGGCAAGTGAGTGTGACTGGACTGAAACGCTATACTACGGCAGCGACAACGTGGTAGACTGGCTGGCAGCGAACGATCCCTCGCTATTGGCAGGAGTAACGTCGCACAACGAGAAGCGGATGGAGTTCTGCAAATGAAGAAACCGGCTCCGAAGTTCACCCCCTGCCCGGGCTGCCCCAACCCCAAGAAGTGCGCTGCCATGGGTAAGTGCATGAAGAAGGCATCGAAGAAGTGACAACAACTAAGGTCGCCGAGTTCCGTGGGGAACTCCCCCGCGTAGCACCAGAACTTCTGCCCGGCACCGCGGCGCAAACCGCGCGTGGCATGAAGCTGTACTCTGGCGACCTTATCCCCACTCCGGAACCCAAGGTGGCTGCCGCCGCTGACAGGACCGGTACGCTACGCACGCTCTACGCACTGCGGGACCCGGCGACCTCCGCACTCAAGTGGCTGACATGGGCCAACGAGGTCGACATCGCCACCCCCGCGGCAGACGAACTGGATGAACAGCGGTTCTACTACACCGGCGACGGCAAGCCCAAGGTCAGCACCTACGCGCTGGCCACTGCGGGCGCAGCACCTTACCCGGCGGCTGGTGGGTACTACGAACTCGGGCTGCCTCTTCCCACCGCCACTCCCGTGGCTACCCCCACCACGTTCTCCACGGTCACGACCGCCAGCTTCGCGCGGGACGGGGGCGGCAACGTCACTCTCGTGACGGGCACCGCGCATAACCTGAAGGACGGCGCTCTCGCCACTGTCTCGGGGTTCTCCTACCGCACCGGCACTTACGCTAGGGTCGGAACGACCATCACCATCACGATCGCCAACCACGGGTTGGTGACGGGCACGCGGGCCTACTTCGAATTCACCTCCGGCGGTGGTACGACCAACGCCTACGCAGTCACTGTCACCGGCACGAACACCTTCACCGTGATCGACACGGTCTCGGGGGCAACCTCTGGCGACGTGCGCTGGGACATCCGCGATCTCAACATCACCGCAACGGTGACGGTCATCAACCCCACCACGATCACCTACTTCTCCCCCGGGGCGCAGGTGGCAACCACTACAAGCACTGATGGGCGGGTCGATCTCGGCGGGTTGGTGCAGGCACGCACCTACCTCTACACGTGGTACACTCCGTGGGACGAGGAGTCGATCGGGTCCGAACCGTCGACCGCCATCTTCATCAAGGAAGGGCAGATCGTCACAGTTTCCGGACTGCCCACTGCCCGCCCGGCGGGGGACAACTTCATCCGTGGGATCAGGCTCTACCGCACAGTGGCAGCTACGGCCGACACGGCCGAGGCGGATTACTTCCGACTGGCTACCCTGTGGTTCCCGCAGGGCATCGCCTCTGTCAGTCGCGCCTCCGGGGTCGTGACACTTAAATTCTCCGAGCAGCACAAGTTCATTAAGGACGACCGGTTCAAGCTCGCTGGCTGCAGCGTGGCTGGGTTCGACATCACGGGTGGGGTGGTCACTTCCGTCCCTGACCAGTTCACCATCACCTACACGCAGGCAGGAGCAGGCACGGCCACGACCGCTGCCACTGGCACGGTCTACTACGACGTGGCGGAGAACCCGCCGACGGACCCGGCACGGTACTGGGGCGATGCGTCCTACAACTTCACCGACGACTTCAACTACCGCAGCCTGACCACCATACTGGACTCCAACGAGTTCGATGCGCCGCCTGCGGACCTGCAGGGCCTGACGGTTATCCAGAACAACCTGATGGTCGGCTTCGTCGGCAACGACGTCTACTTCACTGAGCCCAACAGGTTCCATGCGTGGCCGGAGAAGTACAAGATTTCTCTGGAATACAACATCGTGGGGATGGTGGCGCTGGGCAGTGACCTGCTGGTTATGACCAAAGGGTACCCCTACGTCATCTCGGGGTCGGACCCCGCCGTTCTGTCGACCAGCCGGTACTCCACCAACTACCCCTGCCTCAGCAAGCGCAGCATCGTCCAGACGGATGTGGGTGTGATGTACGCGACCCATGAGGGTCTGGCCTTGGCTTCCTTCACCGGCGGTGTGCAGATCGTGACTGCTCCGGCCCATAGCCCGGACACGTGGAAGGCTGCACTCGACCCGGCGACTATCGTCGGCACCTTCTACGACAGCATGTACTTCGGATCGCACAGCACCGGTGCGTTCTTCTACCGTCGCAGTCAGGATGGGCAGAACCCGGGCGACTTCATCACCTACGACATCACCTTCACTGCGACATGGTTCGACCCACTGACCGGGTCGCTCTACTACGTGACCGGCGTCGATGGTGACATTGTTCTGTGGGATGACCCGGCGCAGCCCAACTCGGACTACACGTGGAAGTCCAAGGTCTTTGTCTCGCAAGAGCCGTTCAACATGGGCGCCGCCCGGATCGTGGCTGACTACACCGGCGTGACCGTGCCGCCGGTATGGGGTACGTATGATGTCGCATGGCAAGACGCGAACGTTGACTGGTATCTGACGGAGCCACTGACGTTCAACTTGTACGCTGACCGCTCGCTCGTGCTGACCACTACTCGGTCCGACAGCGAAGTGTTCCGC